GAGATGGCTAATGTGTTTGCCGCAGATAAATAAATTCCGTTGGTCGGTGCTGTACTGCTTGTTGGAATTAAGCTTGCGGCTGTTGCCGTTCCGGTCGTCAATAAATTCTGACTGCCAAAATCAGGGCTAATCTTGGTACCTGCAATTGCGGCAGACGCACTAACGTCTGCATTAACAACTGCACCGTCTGCAATCTTTTCAGTTGTTACAGCGCCATTATCAATGTTGTTGGTGCCAACATTGAAAGAACTGGGGACGTTACCAAGATACGGCATGACTAGATCGTATTATCTTGCGGGTTCAACATGTAAGAAACAACAACGTCAATAGCGCTGCCTGTTCCTGCATAAGCACGGACGACATCTTCCGATTGAACAATGACCTTATTGCCGGTCATGAATTCAAGGGAAGATTGGTTGGGTACGGTGCCAGACGTAATTAAGGAGCCGGTACTCGTAGCACCTGACTTAATTAATTGCACCGTAACGTTCTGAGAATTTGGCGTGGTATTAGACGCCAGGATGCTCAAGATCACCCCATAAGTACCAGCCGGTACACCACTGGCATTTGATGTGCCTGAAATAATCGCAGTCGGAGAGGCGGATCCGCTGGCGATATTTTGCCTAACTACCGAAACAAAACGTGCCATTTATTTGCGGATACCAGTCACAGTTTTCTTAATTATAAGGTGTTTAACCAAGTGCAATAGCAAACACAATCGCCGTGTTATCTGCGTAACTCTGAGTGGCAACGTTCGAACCGCTCAGTTGCAACGCACTGGAGAACAAGCCACTCGCGCCGGTGACTGTGGTGCCGGACACTGTACTTGTGAAGACACCACTCACGCCTGTAACTGTCGTGGCACGAATTGTATTGCCGGTAATCGTGGCGCCAGAAACGGTGGTGGTGCCAACGATATTGACACCGGTAATATTCGTAAAAAGCCCGGTGTTGCCGGTGACTGTATTGCCAGAAACCGTGACAAAATTAGCGGTGGTGCCAGTTACTGTCGCACCGGTAACTGTTGTGAAGCCAGCGGTATTACCAGTTAGTGTATTGAACTGACCAATATTGCCCGTGACGGTGGCACCAGAAACCGATGTGGTGCCGACGAGATTGACACCAGTTAAGTTAGTGAATAAACCAATATTGCCGGTGACTGTGGCGCCGGTGATGGTAGTGAAACCTGCCGTATTACCAGTGAGGGTATTAAATTGACCCGCATTTCCTGTAACGGTTGTACCGGAGAGAGTAACGAAGTTAGCGGTTGTGCCGGTAACGGTTGCTCCAGTGACTGTCGTAAAGCCTGCGGTGTTGCCCGTCAGTGTGTTGAATTGACCGGCGTTGCCGGTAACAGTTGTGCCGGAGACCTGGGTAGTGAAGGCACCGTTGACAAAGTTGGCGTTAGTGCCAGTAACTGTCGTACCAGTAACTGTGGTAAAGCCTGCAGTTCCACCTGTGATGGTGGTGAATTGGGCCAGGGTTCCGGTGACGGTTTGACCGCTGATTGTCCCGGTGACACTAATGCCGGAGCTAAAGAGGCCTGAGCCACCGACACTGAGGTTGCCATTGATGTTGGCATCACCTGTAACAGTGATTCGTTGACGAACAATACCTGTTGTAAATGTCGCCGTAATGGCGTTGATTTCAGTGAAGTTACCGGTATTTCCAGTGACCGTGGCCCCAGAAATAGTCGTCAGGCCAATGATGGTATTGCCGGTGACGTTATCAAACTTACCGAAGCCACCACTGACGGTAACGCCAGAAACAAGCGTCGTACCAATGACGTTGACGCCAGTGATGTTGGTGAATTGTGCCGTTGTACCAGTGACGGTGGTGCCACTGAGGGTGCCAGTGACTTGAACGCCGGAACTAAAGAAGCCAGAACCAAGTGCCCTGAATGTTCCGGAAACTGTTAAGTCACCGCCAATTGTTTGACCAGATGTAACAAGAGTCTGGAAAACACCTGTGGTGAAGTTGGCAGTAGTGCCGGTGACTGTGGCGCCTGACAGCGTAGAGGTAAAGACGCCTGTTGCACCAGTGATATTGGTGAATTTACTGATGACACCAGTGACTTCACCAACCGATAAGAAGTTGGTTACGGTGCCAGTGATGGCAAATAGATTGGTAAATGCACCGGTATCACCAGTGACCGTGGCACCGGACACACGCGTCGTGAAGGTACCGGAAACACCTGTGAGTGACGCAATCGTGAACGTATTAGCCGTCAGGTTATTGGCGTTGACGTTCGTTGCATTGACGTTTGTACCAGTTAGAGTTGTACCACTGACCGTACCGCTGATCGTCGCGTTGGTCTGAACCGTCAGCGAACTGATGGTCGCAACGTTGGAAACTGCCAGGCCAGACGTTGTGGTGGTACCAGAAACCAGTAAGTCGCCACCAACGGTTACATTGCCGCTAACCGTACCGCCAGTGCGCGGCAGGTAGAAAATATTGAGGTATGCCTTGGTGCCAGATATTGTTAGCTTCTTATTCTTAATTGCCGGGTCAACCTCAGCAACCTTCACGACTGTGAATAGGTCGGCTTCGGCTAAGTCAATGCCGGCAATCTCTTGTAACTCGCTTATTCTGCGATTAGCCACTACCTATTCACATAAATGCCCTTGGATCAATTATAGTTCCGTTAGTCCAATACACTACTTAACCTTGATTTCAAGGCGAGGTAGCACGTTGGCCGCAAAGTTCCAGCCTGCTTGTACACCGGTCACCAGACCGCAAGCCAACAGGATTAACAGTAAAAGTTCAGCAACCGTCAAGTTGCGTCGAACATACACAACTTGTGGAGGTTGTTGAGGGGATTGTTGTTGCATCAGGGTTTGCTGAATGGCTAACTCCCTGGCACGCGCCTTCATTTCTTCCAGTTGTTCTGGAGAAATCTGAGAAATCGAAGGTTGTTGACTGGGCGGAACTTGATCTTCCATTTGGGCCAAACGTTTTCCCACACGTTAGCATCTGAGTAAAACATTTGTCGTTATGGCTTACGGCTTAAGAAAGGGTTTAGAAGACATTGCGCATGAGCTGAAGGGTATTCGTAACATCCTGGCGACCATGTGGCATAGCCGTTATGAAAACGGTGAAACAGACGTTCTGAATCCCCAGGCTTTTGCCGATGAGTACATCTCGACAGAGGAATGTGCCAGACGCCTGAATGTCTCTGATCAGACATTGCGGAATTGGATTGCCATGGGACGCAGCACCCCTGATAAAGGCTGGGTGGAAGGCATCCACTACATCAATGCCTGTCCCAATCCCACCAAGAAAGCAGTCATCCGTATCCCCTGGAACTCACTTGTCCAATCTTTTGCCAAGAACCGCGAGACTTTGGTGGATGATCACCGAAAACTTGTGGGTCGCATGTATAAGCAAAGGAATTTTGACACATTGAAATAATGGCACATCGTTTTCGAGGCGTTGAGATTCCAGCGGTTACCGTTGAGAACTGCGCAGAAGTCCTGCCGGAATCTTTGTTCAGACAATTGGAAATGTTCCTTCCCCCCGAAGGTTCATTCGACGACGATTGCCTGCGTCGATACCTCGAAAACTTAAAAAACTATGAAGAGGAAGACGCAAATTCCAATATGACGCTAGCTAATCGCTTGCGTTTGGCCTTTCGCGACATGCGCCCTGACACAATCTGCGGTAAATTCCCCCAGGCGGAATTGCCCCTCAAGCGAAGGCTCCGTTGCGTGGCCGAATACCTCATCAGGTCTGGCGAATTGGATAAAGTACGGGATGCAGAGGGAAAACTAACAAAAAAGCGTGGTGTTCTTGGAAAAATGGTCGTTTTATACCAGCCGACCGATAAACTGATTGAATCTTTAGGCAGACAGGGACTGTTGGACGCATGAATCGCAGGGAAAAATTGATTGCTTCCGTGATCGGTCCTGAAATGGACGACACAAAAGCCAAGATGCTTGATGCCACCATCAAGTTGATTCTTGGTGACATGGGCGAACATTATTGCAAGATGTGGGATGCCGAAGGCCCTGGTGTCATGGTGTTTCAACCTGAGAATTTGTCTCGGTCTATGTTCTTCTTGACCCTCAAGGAGCTTCACGCAGCGCAAGAGGAGTGCGAACGTGACAACGAGGGGGACATGGCGGAGACTTTCCGGCGTATTCTCCAGGCTGCGCAGAAGATTGACCCCCAGGAAAAGGCTGGTTACGTCATCAATGACCAGGAGGGACTGCGTTACTGCGAAGTGGACTACAACGAAGCTGCTGAGCGCTGATGCCAATCCAAAATATTAAGTCTCACGCAGAAGACCGTGAGCTAATCACCAATGATGACTTGGTGGCAGCGGCACACGCCCTGTTGGAAGGCATTGATTTGGATGTTGCCAGCTCCAAAGTCGCTAATCAGTACGTTGAAGCCAAGGAATATTTCACTCCATCGGATGATGGGTTGAATTGCCAACAGTGGTTCGGTAGCGTCTACCTGTTTCCGCCCAGTGGCACCTACTTTTGGGAGCGGAAG